TCATTCAAATGTTCTTTGAGATCAGGAAATCCATTCTGCCAGTCTGGTCCAAAGACTTGCTTATAAAGACCAAACAATAGTAGACGTGCTGCTACAAATTGATAGTTTGGATTATCCAAAGAGATAAGATCACTAGCAGAACGAACAAGGATCTCTTGAATTTTATCTGTAGGAATGCCATCATAAAATTGAATTCCCGAATTCATTTCTACTTGACTCGCAGAAACTCCAGCAAGATTATGACAAGCACATTCGACCATCGAATGAATTTTTTCCAGGTTCAGTGGTTCAATTTCACCACTGCGCTTAACAACTTTGATACCGTTACTCATACTTTCTTCCAGGCGTTTAATTTAATGATTGCTTCTAGTCCTTGGTAGGTATTACATTCTACCAGATTTTGCACGTTGTGTCCAGACATCTTCATGTCATTGATATCTTTTTCAATCACGGTACTCGGCCAGATGACGATACTGTTCCCGGATGAGATAAGTTTTTCATACTTGGCGACAATCTCTTTGTTTCGTGGTTCATTGTCCAGAACATAAATGAGATCGTTGAACTCAGTGCCATCCAACGTAACGTCAGATCCACACATGGCGATTGCATTTGATAAAAACAAGGAATCAAATGGTCCTTCTGTGACATATATTTTCTTAGTATTGTTTACTCTATCAAGTCCAAATAATTTAGGAAATGATTTATCTAAAATCGTTGTGATGTAACGAAGTTTGGTATTTTTATCTAATGACCTCCCTTGATGCCCAAACACCTTACCGTCATTAGACATTAAGGGGATGACGATTCTAGATTCTTTTTGATTATTACTGAGTTTTGCCCAAGCATTGAAGTCTTCTGCGTAGTAAAAAATTGAGAATAAATCCTCTGGAATTTGGCGCTGACTTAAGTATACTTTTGCGGGATGTTCTTTATTTAGAGTTTCGACTTTTTTAAGATCTGAGAATATATCTTTCTTAAATACCGGAGTGGGAATTTTAAAATCTGGCACTGCAGTATTAGATCCCTTGCCAGTGAGACCTTCTTTATATCTCTCCATAATGTACTCATCATGGAGTGCAGGAGATTGATCTTTTAAGAAATTTGTAAACGTTCTACCCATGCCACAGTTGTGACATTTAAAAAAGTAATCATTACGTTTCCGATAAAAATAACCCCTAGTTTTATTGCGGTGCTTCTGTGAGTCACCGCAGTAGGGGCATCTGAATGTATACAGATCTGATTTCTTTTTAGCAAACTTTACAAGTTGAGGCGAGATAAGATTAATATACTTCGCATCAATGAAATTCATACTATAGGGGCGAGTTGCTTCACCTCACTATAGCAGCTTGCTGGTACGCTGTCAATGATGCTTGAGGCAACTGGTTCATTGTAGGAGTGCCACCAAAAGTATCGGATATCCTCAGTAAAATGACTGCTGCTGTAGCAACACCAACACTTACCCAACGGAAACGAGAGAGTTGTTCTACTCTACCTTCTACTTTATCAATCTTATCTTCTACTTTTTCAATCAGTTTAATTAATGCATTACTATTCTTATCAACTTCGTCTAATCTATTTTCATGACGTTCCAGAATGATTGCCACTCTGTTACTATTCTCAGATATGGATGTAACTGCTCTTTCTAACTTATCCAACATTTCTTTTGAAAGGTCTTCATAGATATCAAGTTTTGATTTGAGGACTGCTAAGTCTCTCCCAGATCCAAAAGGTGACATGTTATACAGATGACGGATTGAACTGCATAATCTTAAGGAAATCTTCTACACTCTTATTCATGAGGAAACGATACTGATCCTGAACGCCAGCGTCGAGTGCTTCAAATGTAGCAACCATTCTCTTAGCAACATCAGTGTTAACTCTGAGTGAACGACCGTCTCTGAACTGAACGAAACCTTCTACTTCTTGATTGCCATAGGTAGATTCCTGCGCCAGTTTCATGAGAGTTCCAAGAACTTCCAATCCAGGAGCCTGAGTTCCTGCTGATTCTGATACTTGCTTCTGAAGATTACTAGACTTCTCAGATGCTTTCTTTCTGAAGTCAGACAAACGTGCCTTCATCAGAGTATCCATCTCTTTAGTCTTATTCTGCATTTTGCCTTTGGCATCCTGCGCTTTCTTCTGAACTTCTTTCTGCTTGTTCAGTTTCTTCTGCTGAGTGATAGATTTCTGTGCCCTCTCAGTTTCTGATGGACCCTTCTGCTTGTCGTCAGCTTCGATGATGTGTTGTTCTTGTGTCATTTTTTTCTTTGCCTTCTTGTCTCGGTTGGTTAAAATTCTGTTTACAAGTTTACGACCTGCTTTTGTTCTACCATCATACTTTTTCTTTTTCTTACCGGCAGGGATGCCAGGAGGTTCATGTGCAGGAGGTAGTGACAAATTAGCACCGGAACCAACAGACATTGTTGGTTCTTCCCACATTTGATATCTCGCTTGTTGTAGAAGTTGTCTAATGTTTTTCATATTTTATTTAGTTCTTCTAGACATTTATAATCTGGTTCAACATGCTCCAGATAGTTTGGTGGCATCCTGTTTAAGTATATCAGAAAAGATTTGAGAACAGGCCAACAATTTCTTTCAATTTTATAAAACAGCAAAGGAACTGTTGCATCATTAAATACATTAAAAAGAATAATCAAATGATTTAAAATTAAATGATGTTTAAGTATGTCAGAATTTATATACTTTCGCATAAGTTTTTTGACATACTTAAATCTCTTTAAATCTTCATCAAATTCTTCTTTAGTAGTACAGTGTGGATTGTTGTAATATTTAATTGCAAAGAAGACATAGTTGTCTTCGTTCAGTTCATCAAATCTCATTTAATTATCAGCTAAATGTAAGGGTAGCAGCGTCGGAAGTAACATCACCAGAATCCCCTGCCGTAGAAAGGACAACACGATACTGGTAGTTAACCATTGCACCATTAGTTGCAGTAATGCGTAGTTCCTGACCGGAGAATCCAGAACCTTGATAGATGTAAGTTCCACCGAAACCAGTGCTAGCATTGGGGGAGATCGGAGCGAAACTACCTCCACCATTGCTAGATACAAACCACTGAGCACTGATAGATCCACCAGATGCACCCTCAATAGCAGCTGTTACTGCGAAGGTTGCATCTGCTCCAGCAGAAACTTCCTGGGAAGCAGGTTGTGCTGAGATAACAACTGTGCGGTCTGCTGCGATAGTATCATCTGCCTGACTTTCTGCACTATTTGCTTCAGGATTAGAGATAACTGCTAAACACTCTGCCTTAGTGCGAGTTACTGCTCCTTGTGTATAGGTGGCAAATGCCCACCAACCAGGACCACTGATGCCACGAGCTTTATTCTCAGCAAGGTTTGCTTCCGTTGCGTCAACAAATACTACAGTCTCAGACTGTGATCCAGGACCGTTACCACGGACTCCTTCAACCTTAGTTTTGTTCGCGTTGGAATCGGTATTTCCGTATAACGCCATGTGTTTTACCTTTGAAAGTTTTCGTAATCTTTGATTATTTATAAAAAAAGGGGAGTATACTCCCCAGTAAAATACCTAATTAGTAACTGCTATCAGGCTTCTTCGCGAGAATTGATTGCCTTGGTAACAACTTCTAAAAGTTGATCGTCCATATCAGTCTTGGTTAACTTAACTGCCTTAGCAAGAATAACAAGACAGATCTCAACAAGTTTCTCACCCAATTCTTCATTGTCTGGAACTTTAGAAACAGCATCGGAAATAACTTTGGATGCTAGTGGAAGTAGAAAGGATAACATGGTAAACCTCATTAGTAATGTCTACCATATATATGCCTTCAATATTTTTTTGACTTCTTACCACTGTCACAACCGCAATCTTCGTCTACGGTTTCTTCACATTTACATGCATCAGTTCCATGAACGGGGCACTTAGTTCCTTCCTTGGAATTATTGCATTTCGCTTCTTCCAATCCCATCTCAGATCTCCAATCGGAGAACTCTTCTTTCTTAGTTCCAATTGCTTTACTGATTGCCTTACGACGCTTCATAAGGTACTTATCACTCTTATCAGTATCACCATCATTATCAACATCAGAATCTTCTTTGCCGACTGGATCAAGTCTTTTTTCATCTAGATCTTCCTCCTTCACACAGTTAGGTACAACCTTACCGCCCTTCTTCTTAGTTCCCTTTGCCTTGTAACCATCCCAGCAAGAATCAGCACCGACATTAGAACGGGCTTGCTTCATGCTACCTTCAAACAATTTACCAGAGGAAAGTTTTGTTAACGTAGCATCCATCAATGATGATGAATACTGATCCTCAACGGTCTTTTTATTTTCTACTTCTCCGTAGCACTCCTTTCCGGCAATGCCCTCAGAGGATCGTTTGATTAAAGAATCCGAATAACTATCGTTGTACATTTCTTTATGGGTACTTTTTCTTTTATTTATAGATGTAGATGACTCAGGTGTCTTAGTCTTACCATAACGTTCTTTCTTTTGACCTGGAGTCAAATCTTGAAGATACTCTCTGGTCTCATCAGTTCCAAGTTCATGGACCTCACTGATATCAGAAATCCAACTTCTAAAAGTCTTGTGATCTTCATCTAAGCAGATAACATAATTAGGTCCACGCCTAATAATAGTTCCCACTTGATCGTTTCCATTACGAACTTTCATTCCTTCTGGAAAAATTTCATCGTTATAATATTGTTCACGGATGTAAACCTTCTTATTGTATTCGGAGAAGTTGTACATTAATATTTAAATTCTATCGTACTATTTATTACTTTAACATAATGTCTCTGATATCATCCATAAGTTTTTTACAGTCTCTATCAGAAATAGTTCTAGGCATACCAGTTCTAAATGAATTGAAATCAGATTGAACTGCTGCTGCTCTCATCTTACTAGCAGACATACCTTCAGCACCATCAGCATCAGGATCTCTTTCACCAGCAGATATCACTTCTAGTTTTCTGAATGTATATTCAACTCCATTATACTTACTAATCATAGCATCATACTGTGACACACGGTCAGATCCTGCTACTAGAACACAGTCATGATATGTTCCTTGGAGACCTTGGAGTGCTTTAATAATTGTATTGATGTCACGATCATAAACAATGTTAGTACTCATAGAAGGAAACATCTTCTTCATGAGATCAGATTTAGTTTTTGAATCCAATGGATTTTTTTTCTTATCCTGAGTATGAGTAGGGTAGATAAGAAAATCATCACCAGCAGCAATCTTCTCTACTGCTTGCAGAAGTTTCTCATGTCCGATTGTTGGTGGGTTAAATCTACCCCATGCAAATACTACTCGTTTCATTTGTCTCCTGCTACCCAGTCTTTAGATACATTAAAGTTTGCTACGCTGAATGACAAACGATCAACTAACTTCACTGCGTTGGTTCCATTACTAACAGCAACATATCCCTCTGGTGCTGTGACTTCATAACCACCTTCTGTCTTAAGATAGGTTCCAATACGCTCACCCTTCTCAAGTTTGCGAATGAATACTAACTTCGCATCCTGCAATAACTTATATAGTTGTACTGTGCTATTAAGAGGGTTCTTATTCTTTTCAATAAACTCCAGACCATCAAACATCTTCTTGAGTTTAGTTGCTTTTGCCTTCGGAGTTTTTACTTTATCAACTGCCTTCTGACATTCAGTCTCAAAATATTTTGTGAACTCTCTATAGAATGTATTGGGTTCAGGAACTGTTCTACCCTGACGAACATATGTGTTAAAGAAAATCTTTAATCGTGGTCCTACAGTCAACTGATCCTTAAGAACAATCTGTGCTGCTACCTCATCTAAGAATGATCCTGCTGTGCGAACATGACTAGGTGCCTGAGTTTTGAGTTGCGATAACTTATTCTTCTCAGTAGGTGTAAGAAGAGTATCCTTTCCTAACTGTCCTGTCTCGGCACTCAATACTAGAATGTCATCACTCTTCTTTAATTTACTTACATCAAATCCGAACGAAGCATTCATACTGCTTACATCAGATCCTGAATAAGATGTATGAAATACTACACCGATCTTTGCTTTCTTTGCCTTCTCATATAGATCACTATCTTCTGGTATGGCATAGGTAATGGTGTTAGGTTGAAATGTGATACAAGTCTTACCATCAATCACCTGAGTTTTCTTATCATGAGTAAACAACAGGTCACCCTGTGCTACACCACTGATACCTAGTGCTGGAAAATATTTTAATGATGCTTTTAATTTCTCTACCAGACCAGCAGCATGACCGTGGTTCCTTTCAATATCAGCATCAACATAATTGATCTTCGCATCTTTATTGAAGACTGATTTAGTTCCAACAAAGAAGTTATCTGTGCCTGGATAGTTGCCACAGAAAATAGCAGGGGCACCATCCCATTTTGTAGTGATCTTAAAGTTATTATTGCCACCACCAGTAAAAGTTTTTGCTAGTAAATCTAAAAACTTAAATGCATCAGAAGCACCAGCAGCTCCATCAAATAATATACTATCTTCTAGGTGTTCTAAGTGTGTGTTCTTACTCATGATCCTGCAATGTATTCGGATAAACCTTTTTGCTTCTCCACATAATTACGAATGGCAGTGCCACCCCACTCAATCTTATGTCTGAATTTAATTAGATCATAAACTTTATTATCATTTTTATTCTTAGCACTAATGATAACTGCTGGCAGTGGTGCTCCCACAGTAGGATCTCTAGGAACTGATTTGTGATATGTCGATGCCAGTTCCAGATTTGCTTCTACATCCAAGTCTGGTCTACCGTTGAGTGCTACATGTAATTTAGAGAAATCAAACTTCTCATAACCACTACCAATAATCTCTACGAGTTTTACATTCTCCTCATTTTTTGTAGCGAAGTCATCAAGTGTTTCCACAAAATGTCTTCTCCAAGAAGAGTTACCAAACTTATTCTGTATTCTGTTATGCGCCCAGAGATAGATATCATTCATCACAGCAGCAGCATGATGCTTAGTTGTTTCCCAATCTCCGTCATTATGTTTGGCGTAGATTGCTTCTAGTTGAACGTTATTGATTAGATTTTCATCTAAGATAACACCCCAGAAATTATTAACAGTTTGGATATCCCATCCACCAACCTGAGCGAATTGATCTACCTCACGCTTGAGTGAGATCTGAGTGATAGCTAATTTTCTATTGCCATATCTACCAGGAATTGTTATATCTTTCTTCCCATCAATCCTCACAAAGATATCAACCTTTGTCGTTAGTTCACCACCAACACCATCAGCTTCGACTTCAATTTTATTGTAAACTCTATTATGATACATGACATTTGCTAACTGAGAAATTTCTCTGGAGTTAGCATACTGAACGCATGGCGTCATGATACTCATGCGATCAGCAATACCTGATGCCTTCTCATCATTATCTAAAAGTTGCTCGCAAAAAACCAATGACATATTGATGGGCGATAACTTAATAGTCAGTTCAACATCATCATCAGGGATCATCTTAGCGGACTCCCTAATAGTTTTAAAATTAGGAGACTTGAATGTATTAAAACTTCCTTTGTGATCTGTAGACAGTGTTCTATATTGCTTTTCTAGAATATTTAAAATATCCCTTTCATTAATTCTTTTTCCTTTATTAACAAAACGAGCAGTAATCGCTGCTGCTAGAATTCCTTCTGCAGCATTACCCATATTATATCTTGCTCTACCACCACCACTACCAACTCCATATCTAATTTTTAGTGTAGTGCGAGAATTTCTTTCCAAGTCTTTTTCACTAAGACCAGATACTTGTGCTATCTCAGGATGTACTTTAACTTCATTACCACCTCTAGCATCATTAAGGATCAGGGGGCGATCCACATTACGATATTTACTAGTAAGGTATTCATAAAGTTCTACAATCAAACCAATCTTATCAGCTTTATAACTAGTTACTTGATATATTTCATCCTTAGTTCTCGGACGAATAGAATATGCCATTAAAAAACCCCCTTACGGGGGTATTTATTAGAGATCTCCTTCTACTCGGTTCTCTGAATGATTAACATCAAACTCACCACCAGGGTAACGAGCCATCAGTTTGTGAACGTTCATCTCAATAACTTCATCGAGAGAAACATTCAGACCCATACATGCTTGAGCGACATACCACATGATGTCTCCAAGTTCACGTTTAAGATGAAACAGATTTTCATCATTGACAGGTTTACCTTGGAAGATAATCTTCTTAACGATCTCAGTAAACTCACCTGCCTCAGCAGACATTCCTACAGCAGCAGTAAGTAATCTCTCACTAGGAAACTCTTGTCCTTCTAGTTCTTGAAGACGATAGACAAATGCCTCAAAGTCTTTGCTTTGTTCTGATGTAACAGCATCAACGAACTCAAGATATGCTTTGGTGTTTACAGTCATATTAGTTTTTAGATAAGGTAAATGGATAACGTTCAATTGAAATGTTAAAACTTAAACTAACTCTTTCATGATTAGTTTCATTAACATAAGTGCTATGATCAATCACTGAAGGCCATAGTATAATTTGTCCTCTATGTAATGGCATTACATGATGACCGTGTTGATGGTGATCTAAGAAATAAATGTAATTGCCCTGAGCAATTGACAAAGGATTTTTTAAAACAAGAGGACCATCATCCTCATTCGTCTGGACGTAATAAACTCCCGAAATATCATTATCTGCATGATTATGAACTGGAGCATGTTTACCTTTAATAGTTTTAGTAAACCACGATTCTTTAACCATATACGGATGAGGTTGAAATCCCAAGTCTTTGATATACTGATTAACAGATGTATCTAAAAACTTACTAAACAACGGACAATCGTCAATAATATTTTCAGAAAACTGAACACCATCTTCACCAACACTAATATCATGTGCTGCTTCTTTATTATAAGATGCACGTAAAGGTATTTTTCTCATGGAATAATACTTATCCATCAGTTCTTGATTGATATCTCGCTCAGATTGACCGAGTTCTCTTTCCATATAAACTGGTGTGGAAAACAATCCTTTAGTTGTCATAATTAAAATTTAAACTCAGTTAACTTTGCCATAGATGATTTACTTTGAGACTTGGCAATCTCCTCAAAGTCATACTGCTCTTGTCCTGAGTCAACAATATCGACCTGAGCGGACTCCTCTACATCATACAACCTCATCTTTGATCTGTCAATACCGATAACAAATCTTTTATATGATGTAGTATCGTTATAACGATTCTTGAGTTGCTTAATCATGAGTTGATTGATGCCTTCAAGTTCTTCTGTACTGATAAGAGCAAACATAAAGTCTGCAGTAGCAGGTAGTCCAAAAGACTCAGAGGTATCAGTAAGATCAATGTCACTAGAACCATACCCAGAACGAGTAGTCTGAGTAGCCGAAACAATAGGGACGTTATGTTCGCCAGCAAGTCCGCGAAGTTCTTCTGCAATCGCTTTGATGTTAGTATAAGAATTTACAAGTGCTCCTTTATATCGTGATGACGCACAGATGTTTAGATAATCAATAAAGATGATGTCTGGTTTAAAACTTTTCTTAAGTGCAAGTTCATTCAGAAGTGCCTTGAAGTGTCCGCTATGTGCTGACGCTGTAGGATACTCTTTAATGATAAGTTTACCGTTAGTCTTCTGTGCTAATCTATTTACTTTGGAAGTGAAGATTTGTTCCGGCAGTTCTTCAATGTCCTTGATATTGACGTTGAGAAGATTTGCGTCAATGCGTTCAGCGATCTTCTCTTCTGCCATCTCCAATGTGATGTAGAGGACATTTTTACTCTGAAGTAATGACGCAGCGGCCATGTGACACATAAACAATGATTTGCCCACCCCAGTACCAGCAAGTGCGATGTTGAGAGTTTTGTTAGAAATACCACCCTTCGTAATTTTATTGAAGAGAGACAGATCGAACGGGATTTTGTTTTCATGTCTATGATAGAACTCGTAACGACTTTCATAATCTTCTATGTAGTCATGTCCGATGTGCTCGTCAAATGAAACACCTAATGCTTCCTGAAGAATTGATGGGATAGCATCCTCACTTCTCTTCTCATCCTTACCATCAGCAATCTTAACACTCTCCAGTAGTGCCAAGTAAACTGCACGTTGCTTACACCATTTCTCTGTAGTGTCAAGGATCCAACGATCATCAACTTCAGTGTTATCAATGTCAGCAATCTTTACTTGCAGTTCCTTATAAGAATCTTCATTCAGATCCTTACGATTATCAACCTCAATAGAAAGTACTTCTTTAGTAGGTGGTTGACCGTAGTTAACCACAAACTCATTAATGATATCAAACAGAATTTTATCAGAGTACTGAATAAAATATTCTGGTTTCACATAAGGAATAACCTTACGCATATAACTCTCGTTACTAACGAGATTTTTCAGGATAGTGCTTTCAATTACTTCCATCAAGATCCATAGCAGAATTCTTTCTTGGCACATTCATCAAGTGCTTGGAGGATTTCTTCAGTGAAGAACTTCTCAGGATCCTTGTAGATAGCAGAAGGATATACATTCCCATGCTCAGTCTTAACACGGTTACCCACACGCTCAAAGACTCCGTGCTGTTGACCCAGCTCCAATAGTCCATAATACTTGTCAAGTCCACGTTCGTCAAAGAATAACCTCGTTTCTACAATAGAATTTTCTTTAGTAAAGCGAGACTTGTGTGCCTTCACTTTGATAATGTTACCAACCTGCTCAGTACCATCCTTCTCCTTCTTTTTGGTGAGGAATAAAATACTAGAAGCAGCATACTTGAGACCAGTACCACCACCCATTTCCTTGGTAGGAACATAAGCACCAACAACTTCATAGGTGTGGTTAGTAACAATCAAAGGAATGCCTGCCTGACCCAACTTCAGTGACAAGATTCTAAAGATAGATTTAATCACCTGAGCGCGGGTCATGTCGCGTGTCTCCTTACCATCAGATGCATCAGCAACTTCCTTAGAGGTTGATAGCATACCCAAAGAGTCTAGCACAAATAAAAGCGGTGGGCGATCCTCTTTCTTAAGTTTATTGTACTCGTCAACGATCTTAATACTTTGAGTACGAAACTCCTGAACTGTAGTTACAGGGACAAGACCCACCCTTGTGACATCAATATCACGACTACTCATCATGCTCTTAGAGATAGCAGATTCAGACTCAAAATAAATTACTTGACCGTTAGAGTTTTGTGTCAGAAAGTTCTTTACGATTGACAGTGCGAAGAAAGTTTTTCCTGTGCTTGATTCTCCTGCAAGAGCGGTGACTTTGTTTGATGGGAGACCACCAAAAATGCTCCCAGACACAAGACCATTGAGGATGTAAGAGCCAGTGTCCACAAAAGTGTCACAATCTCCTGCGGCGATGCCTTCATCAACAATTGACGCAAATTCATTATCTAACTCCTTGATAACGTTGTTTAAAAATGACATAATAATTACGAAAAGAAACTACTTAATGAGCCGGTGCGCTCATGCTTCCATCCAATACATTCTATCACAGATTTGAGAGGTTCCAAGAAGGACTTCTCAAATTGCATCTGATGATTGATGTACTGATCTAACTTAAATTCTTTAGGAAGCGTGTTAAAGAATGAGATAATGTTCTGACCGATAGGGTTTGGTGTTTTGAGGTAAATGAATTTTACCTTTTCCCCTTCTTGGATAAGAGGAAACTTATTAGTAATTTTATACTGCTTGAGATAGTGATTATACAATAATGCACCTCGGACAGCAATAGGTGTACCCTTCTTATAAATCTCCGAATAACTCCGGTACTTTTCAAGACCATTACATCCTCGGGGGAATGCAATATCTATGTAACTTTGCTGATGTGTCTCACGTTTGATGTCACTGATATAATCAATCATGTCATCATTAGTTCCTTTAATCATAATCTTATATGCTTTCAGAAGTTTGTCTCTGAAATATGCAGGTGTAGATGAACGTTGCGTCTCCAGTCCCATGATCTTCATCTTAGGTTCCTTATAACGAACACCCTCACTGTCCCATACATTAAGAATATATCTTTTCTTAGCAGTCCAGATGCCACGATTAGCGATGTTCTCGCGTTTCATTACCATCTTCTGCTGGTATGCATTTACATACGTCGCCAGTTCTTGGTAGCAACTTTCAATATAAGTTTCAAGTTCCACCTTACAGATCTTATCAAGGAAGTTAACAACCTTCTCATCAGACGGCGTTCCTCCTTTGAATACGTTCTTAACAAGATCGCCCAGATCAAGATAAATGGAGTCAGTGTCCACAGCAATGACATAATCTTTATCATCCGATTTTAGAATTTTATTAAGATACTCATTCATCTTATTCTCAATCCATCTGATCGAGAGTTGTCCTGAAAGAGTAATTGCTTCAGCGTTCTCTAGTCGGAAGTACCTGAAGTATTCGTTACCAATAGCACCATAAGCAGAGTTCAGTTGGATCTTACGTGCCATCTGAATGTTATTGTACTTAGCAATATCCTTAACAAGTTGAGGATCTTTAGTATTCTCATACTCTTGCTTGGCAGCAAGCATCTTCTTCTTGTAAATTGTACGCTCAGTATAAATCTTTTCCATCAACTTAGGAAGGAAACCCTGCTTCTTCGTAGTAAACAATGTTCCGTTAGGACACATAGTAACGCCGTCTAGGGTGCTTGTATCAATCTCACGGTTTAGTAGTTTGTCTACATTAATACCGCTCACACGGTCATCCAGAAGGGTCTCAGGAGAGATATTGTACTGCATGATAAGGTGTGGATACAGTGAGTTAAGGTCAAAGTTAACTACCCAATCATAAATGCCAGGTTTAGGTTCTTTCACATAAGCACCAGCATACTGCTGATCTTTAGTACTCTCAGTCTTAGGAGGAATAATAATATTTTCCTGAGTGAGAGCATCATAGATAATACTATCCCACATACGAACCTGATAGAATACATCCTCAAAGTTTACCTTGGCATCGTATGCCATAGTAACAGCGAGTTCAATCAGTTTCATCTTATCTTCCAGCATGTCTACAAGTTCAACGTCATGGATGTTGTACTCAATAAACTTCTGCCAATCACTACGATAGAAGTCCTGAAAGTTCTCGAACTCAGAGTGATCGAGTTTCTTCTGTCCTAGTTCCACAAAAGCAATGTGGTCTAAACGATAAGATTCTTGGTTGGTATAAGTAAATTTCTGATAGAGATCATAATAGTCAAGGGTAGCAACACCGATGATATCATAATAGATCTTCTCCTGACCCTTCACAAACAACTTACGTTCACGAACAGAGTTCCATGGCGACATAGATCTCATATGCTTGATACTTAGCATACGATCAATACGACGGCAGATGAATGGCATATCAAAGAACTTGACATTCCACCCAGTGATTACATCAGGAGTTTTCTGTACCCAATACTCTAGGAACTTAAGAAGAAGTTCACGTTCATTCTGACAATAAACATAATGAACGTCATCGCGGGAGTTTCTAAACTCACCACAACCCCAAGTAATAATCTTCTTACTAGTAAAGTCTTTTACAGTAATGCAAAGAATTTCTTCCCGTGCTTCCTCAACACTAGGAAATCCATTCTCAGATGTAGTCTCAATATCAAGAGACATGATATTAAGTTGACTGAAATCATAGTCAACTTCTTTAGGATACTTACTCAGGATATACTGATATAAGTATTTGGTATTGCCGTAGATAGTAAAGTTATCTACTGCCTCATAAGTATTAACAAACTCTTTAGCATCTTTGATGCCACCGAAGTGAACGGGTTCTACACAGTTGCCCTCAAGAGTTTTATATTTGGTCTGATTTTTTGATGAGACATAAAGAGTTGGAGAGAAGTCTTCACGACGCTCAACCCTTTCACCCCCGCTAAAACCACGATACAAAACTGTATCATTGATGATAGCAACATTAGTATAGAAATCCATCAAGCAATAGCATCACGATATAATTTCAACAGACTATCCATAGGTTCAGTGATAGTAATAATATCAGCAGACCTAATAGGAATCTGTTTTTGATATGAATATGGAACAAAGTTTTCCATAATAAAATCTGGAATAAATCCAATCACCACTTTAGGATTGATGAGGATGCAATCAGCATCTTCTTCTGGACGTTCTTCAATCTCCGAGATCAGATACTGACCCGTTTTCAATAACACAATCTTCACTGTCATCACGAACTCCTACGTTTTGAATGTAACTTTCTTTGATATTATCTTGGGGTTCACAAATAGTGACTACCCAATCTTGTTTAATGAAATACTCCTCTGATTTAGAAGTAGCGAGCCACGGAACGAAACTCAAAACACTATCAGATGGTTCATTAGCACCCTCAGTGAGGACGCTTTGCTGCACCACTGTAACACGAACAGGTTTGATTAGCACAGTGCTAATAGATTCCTGAGTGTCGCGGTCAATCATTTCTCTGATATCAGCGACAAGTTCCTCCCCAGATTTGAGGAGAACTAATTGAACGGACATAAACTCCTAGAATTCAACCCTCATCATAGCATGAGCTCAGTCGATTGACAAGCTGGTAACCTTAAGATTTCTTAGATGTGCTGACATCTTATCCAGATACCCACGGTTGCGTAGCTCCTTAAACACAAGGTTTTCCACAGCAAACTCGCCACCACGTTGGATAGCAGATGATCTCATGTCACGCAGTTTCTCTTTGAGTTTTTCAAATGCATCACGATCATCTGCTCTGTTATCAATCAGGAAATCAATCTTCTCCATGTAATGACTGACCTTCCTGGTAATATTAGGATCTGAAAGATCTACTTCCTGATATGTGGGACGACGCAACCACAAACTATTCATAATGGAAAAAACTCCCTGACCGGAAGGGGTTTGATCTCTTCGATCTTGGGCATAGAGTTCAACGTCGTGTCCATAAATCTGAATATCATGGGTGAGAGCCCATAATTGTTTCTTGTCTCGTAAGTAATCATCAATGAGATCAGGACAATCGGCAATATCCTCCTTGGAGACAATAAGATGAAGGTCCAAGTCAGAATACTTAGTATAATTGTAATTGGCATTACCGCCCACTAGCACTACATCGATTATAGCACTGTTAGGAATATTTGCAAATTCCGCCCACTCTTCTGCAATACGAACCAGTCCCTGCATAACCTCAGGTTTCATTGCTTCACCAACCCAGATCTTAGGATTTAATTGCTGGTTATATCTTAGTGTAAGTTTTAGATCCCTGTAACTTTTCATCAGGACAGATTTTATTTTTATTTATAAACAATAAAAAAGAGGGTTACCTGACTGTGACCAGGGCCCTCTGCGACGACGATATTCAATTCTATTTAGGTAAAATACTTATCAAGAACTTCATTGCGTTCTTCTTCATGTGCGATGATATCAAGTTGATCTTGAATGGCAGCAAGAACATCAGGATGTTCACCAATACCAACAGGGTTCTCTAGATAGACTTCAATGTTTGCTTTTGCTTTAGCAATGTTACCATTAGCATCAGCACGGAGTGCATCTAGAATTTTAAAACGAAGTGTGTCAGTCATTATTTTTTAGGAGTAAGTTTATATGCACCGAAAATAGCGCCTGTGATAAGGGCAATCATTAAAACTTCCATCAGTAAAGTTCCTCTTCTTTTTCGGTCAGGATAACCAGATCTGATGTTGGATACGAAACACAGGTAAGTAAAAATCCTGCCTCAAGTTGATCGTCATCGAGGAAAGATTGATCGCTTTGATCGACCGTTCCCTCTACGATTTTTCCAGCACAAGTAGAACAAGCACCAGCACGACAGGAGTATGGAAGATCTACTCCTGCTTCTTCGGCGGCATCAAGGATATACTGATCACTCTCACATTGAATAGTGTGATCACCTTCAGTAGTTTTTAAAGTGATAGAAAACGACATTGAATTTTTAAAACTGTATGGTATATATTATACCACACTTCGTGTTTTATAGATCGTATGTCTTCTTTTTCTGATGTTCGGGAATAATTCTCCTCAGTTTAATTACTAACATACCATTATCAAATGCCACATCAGTAATCTCTACATCATCAGACAGTGTTCTACTCCAGGTAAATGCTCTCTTAGCAATACCTCTATGATAATATTCTTCACCGTTTCCATCTTGATCAGACCATTCTTTTGGTTTAGAACAAATAACAAAAAGTTTATTCCATTCAGTTTCAACTTTAATATCTTCTCTGCTATATCCAGCAAGTGCAAGTTCTAATCTAAAATTAATGTTACTTTCTTTGACTAAATTATGCGGCGGATAATTCGAGTCCGACTCATGAACTGTAGCAAATCTACGAATCCATTCATCCATACCAATACCAAATCTTGATGCATCATTCAATAGCGCATCAATATCCGCAATGTTATACTTAACCATTATAGTAGCTCCTTAAAAAGCGAGTTTGTGTTTTGTGGACCCCTAAGGCATCCACAAATATTTATAGCGCAACAAAAAAAGCAGATACAGTATAAACCGTATCTGCCTATAAGGGTTTCCGACTTTTGTAGAGACCGCACGAAAAGAGTCTCAAGTCTATTTATGCCTCAGTAGTTGTGACTACCTTCTTCTTGCCAATATTGTACTTTGCCTCAAGAGTCCATTCGACTTTTTCTTTGTAGGCAATAACTTTAATCTGGTTCAGTGGTGATACATCTTCAATTGCTTCAGACTTAAGCACCTTAATCAATTCCCAATCAACTAAGAGTTGAGTGATACGATTACGACGCTGCACGTCATTCAATGTAAGATTAGATCTCTTACCATCAAGAGCAAATAACTCTTTAAAGTGTACGATATAATAACGACCCTGCTTATGAAGAATGTGGCAGGATTGATATAATTTTTTTTCTTTCCTAGAAGCAACACCAATACGTGTCAGTGTTTCTCTTACTTTTAGGAAATCATCGGGTTCATTAAGAAGAACCTCCACCATGTCGGCGGGTTCCCATGTTACTTCGATATCAGTTGATGTCGTCATTGCTTACCACCTTTACTCAATTTAAGTTTAATACAATTTAGCTGTTCGTCAGAAAGAAGACTAAGAGCGGATCGTGCTTTCTCATTACTATAACCATAATAAGTTTTCACTATTTCCAGATCTGTAATTTTTTCCTTTTTCAACCACGGAGAAAATCTCCGTTTTGGTCTGACAATATTTAGTAAAAATTCATATTGTAGTTT